TTTGAACCACTTGTGCAAGGTTCCTTCACTGACGCCTCCGCCATTAGAACCCCCATTAGAGTTCCCATTCCCATTTCCATTGCCATTCTTGTGATTTCCATTTTCCTCCTTCTCATCTTCGTTCTCTTTACGAAGATATCCACTCAAACCTACACGATATCCATTTGGGATTCGTTTACATTTTTTATCTTCATAGCAGTAATAATAGCCCTGCTTACACTTCTTCATTTTTAGTGTTTGAGTTATTACTATTTAGAAAACCTTGCTTGAGCATTTTTTGAAGTTCTGAGGTAGATCCAACAAAGACGGCATTGTTTGTCACATTATTTGTAGTTTTCTTTGATTCATCTTCCACATCTTTCAATTTTTTCTGAAGATCTATCAACTTATCCGTAGTATCGGCAACACTTTTGATCAATTGACCTGCAACTTCATATGCTCTAGGGCTGCCACCTTCTCCAGCAACTTCCATAATTCCGTTAATTGCCTCTTGACCTTTTTCTATCAAAGAATAAAGATTTGCACGACTATAGTTATAGTCTTTTTCAATATCAACATCCTTAGATCTTGAAACTTCAATTTGTTTACTTTTTGGTTTTACCTCAACAATATCACTCTCCGTATTAAGAGCTTTATCGATAGAGTCATAATTTTCTTTCATGATTTATCAAATATCAGTTTGTCTAGTTGGACTGTAAGATTTGCCATCTCCTAGTAATTGCCAATCTTCATCAAATCCAAAATCATCACCTGGATTTGCAGTTACAGGATCTGGTTCTACGGTATATCTCATTTCACGTTTTGCAGTTTGAATATTTGTATCTGATGCAATATCAACTTGAACCTTACGAATAAGACCATCAGTGGTATCACTAATAGGACCAAACAGATATGTTTTTGCAGTGAATCTCAAAGTATGAATAAGTGCTCTTCTTGTTTGGAAAGATCCTTCATAATCATCTTGAAAATCAATACTATCCAAAACAACAGGAACATCTCTTTTTTCTCCGATTGAACTTATCAAATCGATAGTAAGATTAAACGAAGGTTGAAAAAAGGGTAAAATTTGCTCAATAATTTGAAGAGCATCATCATTTAATTTACTAAAAATATTCAATTCAAATGTAATATTATAAGGAACTGGCATGAAAACCTTTTTCATGTTAGTACCATCTACTGCCTTAAAAGTTTGAGTTACACCAGTTTTTCTTGTAGAATCATATTGCATTCCTGTCATTTCAAATGACATCCTTGGCAATGTTATTGCAATTGATCTATCTAAATCAGCTTGTTCTTGTATTTTTGCCAGAAACTTTTGCATAGGACCATAAGAAAGTCCAACCTTTGTTTCATCTAAAATAGATCCATCACTCTTCAAATGTTTGATGTTAATATCATTGAAAAGAGTTCCAAATCCTATAATAGTCTTTCTTATAATTTCGTGATAAAAATAAGTCCCTAACATTTATCAATATTCTCCAAATGGATTAATTTCTGTGAAGTCTAAAATGGAGTCAGCTTCCAATTCAAATTCTTCATTTTCGTCATAAGTATCTCCATCACTATTCATGTCATGGGATCTAACAACATATTTTGCTAATGAACTAGAACCAACGATTGTTTCACCAGCACTAAATTCACCACTATTTATCGAAACATCGAGAAGGATAGGTGGATTAACTGCATCAGTTGCTGTATCAATCTTAAATCCTTTGACAATTGCTTTAGTTCCTGATGTTTGTCCAGTAACTTCCTCATTGTATACAAAGGTTCCTACCCCGACTGTGGTGAATCCTGTAAAAGAAACTGATGGTGCTTCAGTGTAACCTATTCCAGGGGTAAGAATTCTAAGAGCAGTTATCGACTCTTGATCCACTACAGCAACTCCTGTTGCAGTTACACCTGCACCTGTAGGTCCTTCAATCGTAACAACTGGTGGTGTTGGATATCCTTTACCAGAATTAGTAATATTTAATATACTAACACTGAATTGTGTACCTCCAATGGAACATGTTGCAGCAGCACCGGTTCCACTACCACCAGAAAAAGTAATTGTAGGTGCTTCAGTATATCCAAATCCTGCATTTATAATTTCAATCCTTTTTATAGACTGAACATTTGCACGACTAGTTGTTATAGCAACAGCAGTTGCTCTAAGACCTCCTACCGGTGGTTCTGAGAAAGTAATAGTTGGTGCAGATGAATACCCACTTCCATCATTATTTAAAAATATCTCACTAATAGAACCACTAGTAATTCCTGCTGTTGCTGTTGCAGTAACAGCAAGACCAACTAATCTTACTGTAGTAATATATCCTTCATCTTCTACAGACTTATCTATGAGATCAATAGAAGTATTAATTTCTTCATTTTCATATTCATAAAGTTCACATTGCAATTCATAAGTATAGGTTTTATTTAATTGATAAAAAGGTTTTTCGTGTTCAACTCTTTTTATTTCAAATAATCTTTCACCTAATGGAAACCAAATCAGATCACCTTCTTTAGGTCTGTCAACTAAATTTCCTAAATCAAATCCACTTTGACTGGTATCGGACAATCCCTCTTCAATTGCAACTAAAAAAGGTGCAATAAATTCTTGATACCTTTCTTTTGAAATAGTTAAACTTATTTCATTTTTTAATCTAAGTCCAAACTTAGTCATAATATCACTATCAGGAGCATACCCCTCATAGTTGTTCAAATATGCTTCTATAAGAAAACTATCATCAAACTTTGATGATTGAACTTCTCCCAAAATATTGTCAGTAGTAATTAATTTTCTTGGAATATAATAAACATCAATTCCAAAAATTTTTAATTGTTCATTTATTAAATCCTGAACAAGAAATTGTTCATTACCGGATCCTTGTAGAAAAAACGGATTTAATGCCATAATTATTATCCAATAAGATCGAATGGTGGAATTTCATATTCTGAAGACATTCTTTGTTTAATATCATCCAATTCTCTTTGACCATCTTCAAAGTATTGTCTACCATTTAACTCAATACCACCAGGAAGTCTAGTTCCACTATATTTCATCATATTTATTCCCCACTGTCTCTTAATAAGAGCAGTCAAATATTTTTTCACAAAACTGTCATTGTATATTTTTGAAAACTCTGTAGGATCTAATGCTCTATAACATTCAATTATATAATAGTTGTCTTTATTTTCTGCACCCCAATCAATATCCAGATATAATCTATTTTGCCTCTTATTAAATCTAACTTGCTTATCTGTTGTAAGTAAAAAGTCAATATCTTCAAGATATCTTTTTGTCATTTGATACTGTAAAAGATCTACAGAATTGAAAAAATACAAATCATTTAAAAATAATTGATATTTTATACTAAACATTCCACCCGAAATGGAACTAGTATCAAACTTAAAAACTTTTTCAATTCCAATTACAGAATCTGGAACTTGAATGTAATTTGAATTTTCATAAAAACTGAAAGTAGTTGCGGTTCCAACTATCGTGGATGTACCTGTAGTGGTTACAATTCCTACTCCATCAGTATTTTTTGCTCTTCCTCTATTAAGGTCATCTTCTGTCAATTTATATTTCAAATACATTTTTTCGACACCATCATAGTGCCTTTCATTGAAATATTGAATAGTATCATCAACTAGATCATCTATTTGCTCATCTGCAACATTGATTTCCAATACTGGAGCACCAAGTTGTCTCAAACAATAATCAATAAGTCCCTGTCTAGTGCTTGGTTTTGCCATCAGTATTCTCCTCCATCAATGAGTCCTGCGGTTAATGTTCCATCAATGAATACATTATTTGAAAAAGTCGATATTCCTGCAAATGTAGAAAGTCCTGCTACATTTATATTTCTGCCTAATGACAGATCACCTTGTGCATTCATTGTAGTTTCAATAGATGGATGTCCAATATTAATTCCTGTTCTTGCAGTAATAAGACCAATAGAATCAACATTAGTTACATCTTCATAAGTCAATGTTCCGGCAATGCTTACATTTGAATCAAATGTTGCTTGACCACTAACGGTAAGTTGTCCTGTAGTGGTTGCACCACCGACTTTTGCATTATAAGTAACATCTAATGATCCTGTAGTCAGGATCCCTGAAACATTTTCATTCTGTAAATCAAGATTATTAATACCTTGAATTTGACCTTCAGGTGTAATAGTAACTGAATTAGGTCCAACAGTTAAAATACCAATAACTCTGGCATCTCCAGTTACAGATAAATTACCTGCAGCAGAAACATCACCATTAGCATATAAATCTCCACCAGTTGTTGTTATTCCACCTGCAGATGCAAGTGTAGTAAATCCAACAGATTTTAATGTTGAATTAACTGTTAAATCATTTAAAATATCAACAGCAGCATCAATATCAACATTTGATAAAAATGTAGAAATTCCGGCAACAGATAAGTTATCACCAAGATTTACTTGTTTACCTATTCCTGCCCCACCACTAACAACTAAAGCACCATTAGTAGGTGCTAATGATGTTGTAGTATTAGAAAATGTAGCAATTCCAGTAATAGTTAATGTGCTGGAATCTATGGTATCTGTTAAATAAAACTTCTCAGTATTAAGATCCCATACTAATATCATCCCATCTCTAGTTTTTAGAGTGGAATTTACGTCATTTAAATTTAATAGTCTTGTTGGTGGTGCAGATGCATTGGCCAATACACGAACTGCATTTTGAGACCCAACTCTAGCTTTAATAGGTGGCATTACCTTGTTACCCCTCCTCTGACTAATGCAACTCCCTCGACTGCTTTGAATTCAGTCCCATCTCTTGTTATTTTTACATCATAAACATATCTTCCAGGCTTCAAATTTGCTGTTTGTGTAGATGTTAATGAAATTGATATGATTCCATCATCAGCATCAGTTACAGTGGATGCAAATGATACTGCTGTTGTTGCACTGTAATGCTTCCTCAACATTGCCTCTGGTGTTGAGGTAGTCAAAATGAGTGGGGCGTTTGTTCTGGTATCCTCTAAGTGGAATGAAGTATCAAAATCGTACCCCTGTTCAATCACAATATTGGATACAAAAACAGACATTACTCTTTACTAATATATCTGTAGCTATTTATATTTATTTATCGGGACAGGAAGTCTTTTAGTAACGATTTGATCTCATCTATATCTTTTTTCATATCATCTAATTCTTTTTTACGAGAATCTCTATTTGAAATAGATTTCAAATAATTTTCATATGCGGTGCTATCACAATTAATAATAGCACCATTATTTTCATCTCGATATAGATGTGGATGTCCTTCAACTTTTATCATCTTACTGCAATCACTCTAAGGTCCTTGAATCTAGGTGGTTCTGCCTGATTTGTTCCAGACATCACAATTTTAATAGAGAATTCATTAAATAAATCCAAGTTTTCTGCAGTAAATTCATATTCTAAGAATTGATTTTTCAAACTTGCAGGAACACGAACATCAGGTAATCCACTATTCTTAGTCGGATCTACAACTTCAAATCCAGTAGATGTTGATATTAAATTATCATATCCAGGGAACAATTCAAAAGCTTGTTCAATTTCGTTTGAATCTGATCTAGACAGACTGTATAAAACTCTAAAATCTGCAGATTCATGCCTATAGGCAGAAAGTAAAACTTTTAATGTTGTTGCAGGTTGTTGAAGTTTAATACGATTCGAATAGTAAATAGCAGAATGTGGATCAGACTCTATAGAATTGACTCTATTATCAGTACTATAGTTTTCAATTGGAGCATTCAATCTGCTATTTGAAAATTCTGCAATAGTTCTTTCAATATTTAAATATGGAGAGACATTTACATTTTCTGAATTTAATGTAACTCCTGTAGTGAATGATTTAAACCTTGGCAAATCGGTCAAATATTCATTTTGATTTTCTTCAGAACAAATCATTCTGAGATCAGTAAAGGTATTTGATTGATTCATTTGAACTGATTCATAACCATTATCAATAAATGATGTTTCACTGCCATCAACACTTGTTCCAGAAACAGATCTTATAATAGCAGAACTGGAAGTTAAATTAGGTGTTTCGATATCAAAATATGGAGTTATAGAATCAAAAACAATATTTTGTGATGCTTTTATTTCAGATCCCCCAACATTTTTCTCCCCATTAAATGATAGTTGAGATGTACTACTTTCACCATCTGCAGATCTAAGAGATCCATATGTAGCAGATCTATCAATTTCAACAAAATAACTATCCATATCAATTTCTCCATTAGAAGAAATATCAACAACAATGTTATTAATTCTTCTCAGAGAAACTCCACTTAATTCATGTTTATAAACTAAACTATTTAAAGTGTGGGTAGTTTTTACTGTACTATCAACACCTCTAGAAACTATGTTTAATTGCCCAACTCCGGTGCCAACAAAATTATATTCAATAATTTCACGTCCAATTTTTAAATATCCAGAATATCCTGAAGTTACTGATTGTCCTTCAAAAGTTGTAAAGTTCGAAGTATCTGCAACAGTGATGAATGATGTATCGATAGAAGATAATTCTGCATTCAATAAAGTTGGAGGAACGTCTGATGTAATATCTTCAAACTTCAACTTATTGACATTTGAGTACATCCCATGATTGAAATGATTAACTTTCATATAGTTTCCAGAATTAACTCCACCATCTCCAGAAGAACTGACAATTGAAGTGGATGCCATAGAAACTATTGTATTTCCAGTAGAACCACTATAGTAACTTAAAGCAGCACCGACAGCAAATTCTTTTCCAGATCCTTGAACACCAAATTCACCTTGAACATTTGTTACGTAGAGCATATTTGCTCCAGTAATACCTGTGATAGTTACTTTAGAATCTCTTCCTGTTGGATTTGTGGAAGATGTTGACGAAGTAACAATACCAACTACATCACCCTCTTGGTATCCTGATCCCCAATTTGATCCATCAACTGAAGCACTAGTGACAGTTCCATCAGAACCTGTATTAATAAGAAGTTTAAGCCCTGTTCCCCTGCCAATGATATTATATGTGTCTACAGATTCACCACTTAAAGATACTGGATAATTTAATCCTCCAGTGCTAATTCCAAGAGTAGTTACTGAACTACCTGTTCCTGTAATAATTGCAGATCCATTATTATTTGCTACTCCAGCAAGTTTTCTTCCTGTAGTAAGTATTCCTAAAATAGCAGAATCAGTTACAGTATCAATACCAATTTTTCCAGTTTTAGGTAATGTTCTTATAGAATCACTTTGTAATTTTTGAACAAGTCCATTACTGAAATCCATTGGTGGATTGTAGAAATATGCAGTTCCGGAATTACTATTGAATCTGGCTTTATATAATTTGAACTTAAGATCTTGATATTGATTTGTAGTCCATACACTACCATTTTGGGACTTGAACAGAGATCCCAAAGCAAATTGCTGAGTAAATCTTATCTTTCCGGTATCTGGCAAGTTTGCAGTTTCAATGGTAGTTTCACCCATCACAGCAGTCCAAAGTTCATAATCATTACTATATTCTGACATTATTACTAATGCATATTCAGTATTACCTTCTAGATAAATTGGTTCTGGGAACTTTACATTTGTTGCCTCATCTCCAAGAGATGAAATACTAATATTAGTGGTTACATTTCCATTAGAGTCTACAGATCTTGGTCTTAAAATAGCCGGTTTTCCTACTCGTCGTAATGTCGGAACACCGAGTTCAACTGTTCTAATTTCAACTGTTAATGGTGCGTTTCCTTCATCAATGGTATTGAAGAACAAATCAACAGATGTAACAAATACTCCATTAGAATCTTCATCAATATCAATATTACCAGGAACTTTAATGTCTCCACCAACTGTAAACGTCTGTGCAAGAGGGTCTCCTCTTCTTGGTCTCCAACGTCTTGGTGGTGCTGGAGGAGCTGGTGGTGGAGGTGGTGGGGGTGGATTAAAGAATCTGGTTGTTGTATTAGTAGTAGTTATGATTACATCTCTTTGATATGTTTCAACTATTCCTTCAGATATGAATTCAGATTCTGCAGTAGAAATGACAGTAGATCCTTTAACCAATTCCTGATTAGAAGAACTTGAATTGAGCTTGAACGTAGATTCACCAACTTCTAAAACATTTGGTGGTGCTGGAGTTGTATTAGGGTCTCTAATAAAGTAAGATCCAATTAAATCTCCAAATGAATCGGAAATTAATCTAAGATCCTTGACATATGATGTCGCACCACTGGTTTGTCCAACCAACTGCATTCCAACTTCCAAATATCCAGAATATCTTCCCTGAGCTTCTTCTGCCAAAGCAGAAATATCAACATTAAGAACTTTCGAATTTGAACTATATAAAGATCCTATAGTTGTTGATCTTTCATATGGATTGGTATCAAAAAATTCTTCTGGATTATCGAAAGGTCCAAATTTATGTGAAGGAGAGGCTAATCTAAATCGTATTCTCTCTACACCATCAACAGTTCCAACTACAGTTTCTCCAATAGAATATGCCGCACTTGCTCCAGAATTAATAAGTGAAGGAGTATTTGCAATTTCAATAAGTTTTGGAATAAAATCAAATCCACCATTACCATCAATAAATTGATAATATCTTGTGTATGGTTTTAAAGAAGATGCTGTAAATTGAGTATTTCTACTCCGCATGAAAATATCATCAGTTACTGTCAGCAGATTATTTCTAGTTGTTGTACTTACAGTAGTATTTGTTATACTAGCTCTAGCACCGGTCCAACGATTTTCAGTTCTATTTACAGTACGTCTAATAATATTATCTTCTAATTGAATAGTTCTTACATAAATGTCATTTTCTGGTTTTAATTCAACTTGACCTTCATAAGAAATAACACTAAATGGATTTACATTTATAACTTCAGTAGCAAATGGTTGTTGCAACCAATTAACCTCTTCATACTTCAGTGTAATTAAATCTCCAGTTTTTTGTACATTTGAATCTAACAATTCAAAATTTTGACTGAGATCAAAGTTTTCTGGTATTTTATTTTCTTTTGATGCAACTTGTAGTGCGACAGAAGTTCTCTGTCTTAAAGGTTCCATCTGATTTGTAGAATTTACCTGAAGAATTGAATTTGCCAAATCAATCTTTTCATAAGTTGAAAAATTGTCTACAAAAAATCCACTTTTAAATCTATTTCTACCTTCAAAATCTTGAATTTCAATTGATTTTACATCAATTTCTAATAAAGATAATGTAGTATATCTTTCTAAATTTTCAACTCTATCCTCAATATTTCCAATATCTCTCATTGTATATCTTCTATTATCTTCAAGTCTGAGTGAAACATCCTCAGTATTGTAAAGATATGCAGGAAGAGTTAAAGATCCTAATTCTAAAAATTCATCACTATTCAATTTGACAGGTGGAACAGGAGTTTTTGCCGAAACACCTTTTTCTACGAAAAACTCTCCCTGACTATTTAAATAAATTCTATCAATTCTTCCAAGATAAAAACTAAAATCAACAACAGATCCTTCACCTGGAGCTAATAATCTTGTTGGTAATGTATTGAATGCAGATGTTCTTGCATTAAAGTCGAACGGAGATCTGTCTGTAGTTACTGTAGGATCAAACGCATTGACTCTTGGTCTAAAATCTAAAGTATCTGATGCTCTTACCAAATCTTTACCAATTTCTGGAACATCATTACTATATCTTTCTTGATCATAACTATTGATTGTAAATACATCTCCAGAATCTGTAGATGATGAAGTATAGTGGTCAAATACAATTAATAATCTTTTTGAAGGTATGAACTTGCCTCTATTTCTAACAATTTTTGAATAATTATAATATTGATCATTTTGTCCCTTATTGAGAGAATATAAAGATGTTATATCTTTATATGCTCCTGAAGTTATGGATTCTACTTCAGTTTCAATGTTTGATTCTAAAAAGTCTACTG